CAGTAGAGACGCTGGCTGCAGCCACTTTTGCCAGCCCATAATACCTATCATCAATGCCTGGACCGCGTGTATGCTCAATTTCAAAGTCAAAAGCATTCATATCATAGACTTTGGCGTACACGGCGCTGCCAACTTCCCTAAATAGTATCTCTTGATTGAGCTGGCGTATTTCTGGGTCAATCTCTGGGTTATTAATCAGCTTAAGAGCAGCCATTACTTTGGCTAGGATGGTGCGGTTTAGTTTTGCGTAGTCCATTAATTGAAGCCCCAGTTATCAATGGTTGTTTTTATATCATCCAGTATGCCAATGGTGTTGTTTACGCGCCTTTCTGAGTACGCGCGCGCCCTTGCAGGCGTTTTGGTGGCAATAAGTACATCAATGAGCTTAGAAGCCTGCCCATCGTCAAGTGCGTGGGTTATTTCAGCAATGCTTTGCGCGGTTTTTACTAATTCAGCATCAGCGCCAATAATCTCATTGGCTATAAGCAACTCTTTGACCTCTTTGAATTCTTTGGTCTTTACAACTGCCAGATCAGCAATGTATTTACTCTGCGTTTCCGTTGCCATCTTCTGCTACCTCTGATGTTTCAACTTCCGAAATATCAACTACTGCAATGCCCATGCGTGTTTTACCATTCTGATCTTTGACTGGTGCAGCAATCTGAAAGCGAAATACGCGATCACCCTTTTCATTTGTAGCCATCTTTGCGCGCGCCCAGTCTTCATTGAGCTTACTACCCTGACTTTTGGGCAGTATTTTAACTTCACCAGTGAACTTGTTGATATACGGTAGTAGTTTTTTAGCCATAATCATATTCTAACACAAAAACGCCCCATTTCTGGGGCGCTTCTGCTGCGTTAGCTAAAGGCTAGGCTGAGGGTGCAACACCATCAAGGAGAGCAAAGGCTGTCTCATCCATGATTGCAAAGCCGATTACAGACTCTGCGCGGATCGCAACTTCGTTGGTTCGCTTAAGGTCACCAGCGCCATCAGGGTTACCATACTCAATCAGCTCAAGAGGCATTTCACGCGCTACACCCCACTTAAAGGCTTCAAAGTCACCCATAAGTGCATTGATTGTAGCATCCTCTTCTGCCAATTCCTGGCGACCTGACACAGTGTCGCTGGCAGCTGCAGCAAGACCCTGGAATGCGTCAAAGCCAAAGCCAAGACCAAGCTCTGGGTAGAGTGGGCGCTTGTCTTCATCCTTTGATCGTGCCAGTTGACCAGCGAATACTGGATCAAAGGCAATACCAGTGGCTACATAGCCGCTGCCCTGCAGTGCTGCAGCCAGATTTTCAATGTCTGCCTGTGCATTTGCAGTTCGGGTAACGCGGTGAACATCGTTACCAGACTTATTGAAGTAGTCAGTTACAGCGCCAGTAGCACCTGTAGCTGGGTTGATGCCGTGAATGGCAAGCAAGTCAAGCGCGCGGCTGATTGCAGTTGCAGCATTCGCTACCAAGTTCTCAATAAGCTGAGTCTGGTAGTCTTCATCTTCCCACTGAACTTCGTTACTAAATCGGTAAGTGATCTGCACTTTGTAGGTGCGGACCGTTGCCTTAGTAGGCGTACCGTCAGCAGACCCTTTGTTGCCACTTTCGCCAACAAGTTCTGCTTTTGGTGTACCAGTGAATGTAAAGTGATCGGTCTGACCAACTTTCATTTCTGGCTCACCAGGAGTTAGCTTTGCTAAAACACCACCACGAATATTTTTGCGCCATGTCTTGCCAGTGTGGTTAGCTAGGTCAAGAGCTTCGGTGCGGAGGGGATTGCCCATAACGACTATTCCTTTCTAGGAATTTAACTATTAATCGTCAGATTTTGTCTTACTGAATAGCCCTTTGGCAACCTTAGCGACATCAGATGTTTTTTCATCTGGCTTTTTGTTCTTATCAATCTGTACTGACTTGCCACCCACTCCCTTAGACAGTTTTTCTGCCTGATCGCGTATGGTTTTTTCATCAGCACCATTGATGAACTCGCTAAGTTCTTCTTTGACTCCGAATTCGTGCATAGCTTTAATCTTTACGACATCCAGCTTTGCAGCATCACGCTCTTTTTCTACAGCTGATTTTTCCTCACCTGCAGCTTTTAGCTTGCTTTCCCATTCGGCAGAAATTGAGTCAACCTTACCAGCTTTTTCTTTCAGATCATCATAATCTGCGAATTTCTTGCGCTCACGCTCAAGCCGCTTAGGTATAATGTCGCTATCAATTTCCGATTGAGTAAATAGATTTTCGTCTACTTTTTTGAACTCATCGCCATCTTTTGTAAAGTATTCAGTCATGTCCCTCTTTCCTTTCCGCCGAGTAAGCGTTTTTCTGACTTGCTTCTAATATACCATAACCTTTTTTAATACAACAAGTTTTTGAACAACTTTTTTATTCTAGCGCCTGCACCATATATCACAGTAGATTTGGTAGCGGTTGTATGAGCCAATAATATCATTCAAGTTGACCAAAGAATTTACTCGCGCCCTGGTGATAGGCTCTTGATCTAGTAGCTGGGTAATTGCATCAGCAATCTTTTGGGCTTCGTTGCTTGCTTCTAGGCGGCTGGTCTTGTTGTATACCTCAATAAGTATTTCTGCCTGATCCAGCACCATGCTTTCACGCGGACCGCCAGTCCGATCAACTAATATAAACTTTTCTGGGCGCTGCTCTGGCATATCGCCACTTACTTCATAGTCACTGACCGTACCCAGCCAGGCTATAACGATCTCTTCTACATTAGGCTTGTCCATATCAGGCATTTACACTTTCTGCGCGAACATACCTATTCCAGCGCGTTGGCGTGTTTTCATTCATAAACGGCACACTATCGCTATCAAGCACAAATGTCTTACCGCCCCATACAAAACTGGCGTGAGCCAATGAGTCAGTAAATGTCTTTGGGAAGTGTACGCGGACTTGATCGCGGCTTTGTTCCATAGCTTGCTGCTCACGCGCCGTTGCTGGCTCAGTGATTGGTGCAACTAGACAATCTTCTACCTCTACTTGCGTCTCAGTGTAGGTAGGGTTGTTGAATGCGTCAGTCCCAGAAGCCTCACGATGCGTAAACTCAATAGTTATGCCTTTCATAAGCATTATTGTAACACTTTTTTCATCCACCAGCTTTTTGCTGTCAGAATTGCGCCCGAAAATTCGCCATTTACACGGCGGAGTCTCAGTTTTGAAAAGAAAGGGTGACCTCCCCCCCTGTTAATTAAAAAAGAAAGCAAAAAACATAAAGCAATTAAAATGCAAATTTAGAATAAATATTTTGTTCGCTGGCTGGCGCTGGCGGCGGCTAGCAAAGCAAATGTTATACTAATGCTTAGTAAGAAGAATTGGAGTATAAATGCAGACCACAAAGCAAACAAAGATAGCTGTATGTATAACAACTAGGGGCAGAGATAAATATTTATCAAGATCAATTAAAAATCATTTGAAATACCTGCCAGCTGGCGGCAAAGTCTTTGTAGTAGACGATGGATCAGACAAACCTAAGCAGCTCAAAGGGGTTGAATACTTTTATTTCAAAGACAATGTAGGTATTCCAAGAGCCAAGAATAAATGCCTAGAGCTTGCTGATAAGTGGGGTGCTGACCATATCTTTCTATTTGATGATGATATATACCCATTGGTAGAGGGCTGGGCAGATGGCTATATACAAAGCCCAGAGCCACATCTGCAGTATTGCTGGGCTGATTTACGACCTGGACCACATGACAATGCACACTACTACAGCATTGGTAAGCGGCTCTATGAAGACGATAAACTGTTTAGCTTTAGCCATCCTAGAGGGCAGATGCTATACATTGATGCTAAGAAAGTATTACCAAGAGTGGGTGGCTTTGATCCTATCTATGGCAAGGGAATGGTAGAGCATGTTGATTGGTCTTGGCGTATTCACAATGCTGGGCTAAGCACATGGAAAAACCAAGACATAGTGGGTAGTGAACACTTATTTTATTCAATAGATGAGAATGCTAACAATGAGCTGGATGTTGTCACTACAATCAATGACCACATGCGAACTGTAGTAGATCAGGCTAATCAGCGCATTCTACATGCTAAGGGTGACAGCAGTGAGTATATAGAGTACCGTGAGCAACCACCTAAGCTAGTAGCTGCTAAGCCTGCAGCAAAGCAAAACAATGTAGTGATCTGCGGCGTATATACTGAACAGCCAGACTTTCAAATAAAGTGGGGTGAAAGACATAGCTCTATACCTAACCCTGCTTATACCAGGACCATAGGGCTTGAGTATGCTGATAGGTTAGCGGCTTCTGTAGAGCAGCATGGACAGCGCCTTATAGTGCTTAATAACATTGCAGATCAGAAAAAAGGCAATATAGAGTACATCAAAACTGGCACATCCAAAGACCCGTATAAAAACCGCTTTCTAAAAGCCCTGCACTATTTAATGGACCACCCAGAGATTGATAATGCCTGGATCACTGATAGTGGTGATGTGACCATGCTAAATAACCCATTCCCTGAAATGCAGCCTGGCAAAGTCTATGTAGGCTGTGAGACGGCAAATAAATTGGGCTGTGAGTGGATGAGGCTTAATACACCGATTGCTTATTACAGACAGTGGCTTAGGACCAATGCAAATAAGACTTTGCTGAATTGTGGGCTTCTTGGTGGCTCTAGAGACGATGTTATAGAGTACCTAACCAAAATGTTCTATATATGGGGTTACAACGCTGCAAATATGGACCTTATAGATATGCTTGTGTTTAATGCTGTCGGTTATGAGCATTTTAGCGATAAAATAGTATATGGAGTCGGTTTAGTAAATAATCAATTTAAGTCTATGCGTCCTACGCTTAAAAAGACAGAATGGTGGCTACACAAATGAGAGAAGACAAAGAATTTACCCAATATTGGCACAATAACGCTATTGGCATGTGGGAAAGATGGATACCCAAAGATGTGAAGCGCGGACTGGAAATAGGCAGCTTTGAGGGCGCTTCTGCAGTGTGGCTCATGGACAATCGCCCAGAATTGCACCTAGACTGTGTTGATATTTTCGGACCTACCTTTGATGATGTCACTGGTGAATATGAGCATCGTTTTGAGCGTAATGTAGCTGAATATGGTGATCGGATCAGAAAGCTAAAAGGTAAAAGCCATACAGTGCTTAAAAAGCTGCAGGGCGGCAATACTTATGACCTCATTTACATTGATGGCAGCCACACTTATGAAGATGCGCTGAAAGATGCCCAATTAGCATACCCTATGCTTGAGAATGGCGGCATTATGATATTTGACGATTACAACAATGCTGAATTTGGTGTAATGAAAGCTGTAGACGAATTCTTAGAGTCTGTCAGCGGCTTTGAAGTGCTGCGTGAAGCAGAAGACTACCAAATGGCAATTAGAAAGCTCTAATGCGTATCACAGCTACTGTAATGGCTCACCCAAAGCGCCAGGACCGCGCTAGAGAGCTGCATATAGAGCTGATGCAATACCCTTTTGCTGACACATCAATTACCTTTGATGAGGTCAATGAAGAATGGCACACTGGCAAAAGAGCGCTGCTAGCTGGTGTTGGCAAGGGTGATTTTCATGTAGTTATTCAGGATGATGCTATTTTGACCCCTGATTTCTATGAGAATATTGAAAATGCTATAAAAGCGCTTGATATTAAAACAATCTTTTCACTATACACTGGCACATCTAGACCGCTTGGCAGAAGAGTAAAAGCTGCAGTTGATAAAAGCCCAGATGGTAGCTGGTTGCGCCATCATCAGCTATTTTGGGGTGTTGGCATCGTTATACCTACAGATCACATATTGCCAATGCTTGAATTTGTAGAAGATGTTGATTTGCAGTATGACAACAAGATTGGTGAGTTTTACTGCCAAAATGGGCTACCTGTCTACTATTGCATTCCTAGCCTGGTGGACCATGACGATGATAGAGACTCTTTATTGCCTGGACATGGTAGAGACATCAGCCCTGATCGCCGCGTGGCTCACAGGCTTGCTACAGGGCTTGTAGAGTGGACCAATAAGAAAACATACATCTAGACACCAAAAAGCGCCCATATAGAGCGCTTTCAGGCTTAAACTACACCTCACTGTAGTTACTGGCGACAGCATTACGCTTTACATTAGGATCACTCCCATTGAACGCTTTTGTGGCAACAAGACCACGCGTTACCGCCAGCTACTCTTCTTTGGCTTCTACGCCCCTGAATTTAGGGTTTTCAGCCAATATGCTTTCTACCATGACTTTGAGTCTTGGTACTGATGGTGATGTTGTTAGCGGCTCTACCGCTGGTGGTTTTACTTGTGGCATGTTAGAACTCCCCTCACACTTGCCTTAATTAATTTTCTGGGTCTGCCTCTTTCAGACCGTCCTGCAGATACCCTAATGCTACAGTCAGGGCTTCTTGCCTAACGCGGTTTTCTGCTTTCTCATCACGCTTGAAAACTACATCTTTGCCACCTGCCATAATCGCTATGACCTGCAGGTGGTTGTCAGTTAGCTCTATACCTTGCTCTTTGGCAAACTGCACAATTTTAATCATCGCCACACTCCTTTCTGCCATTGCTCATAATGCGGTGCTGGCAGCGGTAGCCCTGGCTTTCTTTGCGGCACATCTCCCAGCTCTGCAGCCAAAGCTCATAACGGGTAATTAGGTTATTAAACCATTCACGGACTGCCCACCATGCGCGCCAGTACCATTTAGCACTGCGCCTATGGCAGCTGCGGTGTACCCACTGTATATTTTCGTCAGTGTTTTTGCCGCCGCGACTTAGGGGCATTATGTGATCTGCTACCAACTCATCAAGTGGTGCGTCTTTCTTGCAGTCTGCACAATTAGCCATGATTACACCTCACATATATCTGACTTGCCCAGAGCGCTTGCTTTGTAGGGCGGTCAATTCGTTTAATGATGCCGCGCTGGGCTGCGCGCTTGAAGACACCACCCAATGCTGAATAGTCCTCTAAGCCATAGCCAGCGCTTTCTAGAAAGACTTGGACCATATCAGCAACAATGTACTGATTATCGCGTGCAAGCGCTTCTAGCAGCTTGTCTGCAGCGTCACGCCATGCCTGGCTTTTACCGTCAATCATTATTGATGTCCTGACTATCAAACTTAAGTATGCCGTTTTCTTCCATTTCGCGGCGTGAGCTTGCGCCCTGCCAAATAACTACACCATTTCTGAGAAAGCGTGCGGTCATTACATTAGTGGCTGGGCTGACATTTACCTCTACCTCATCAAATGGTGGGCGCTTCTTGATATTCTCTAGCCAGCCCTCTACTAGCTTCACCTGTATGTCTAGGAATTTGCCAATCAGACCAATTACATAAATCACTATGAATGGCGTAAGAATAGCGCCTATGATCGCCAGGATGACTAGAAATGCTGTCTGTGCTACTTCCATAAATTAAACCTCCAATTC